TAGAATTGCGCGCGAAAGCGTTGCAAATCTTGCCGGGCTCACAAAGATTGCGCGAGACCGTCAAGAAACATCCATATGTCGCTGCTCTTGGAGTGGTGGCTTGTATTGGCGTGGCTGGGTTCACGTTGTTCGGACGAAAAGAAGAGATGCAGCAAGAGAGCGGAGTTATTGCTCGTATTGAGCGAGCCGCAAAAGATCCTAAGGCTCTCATTGCAAAGCAGAACGTGTACCAGCGTGTATTCACGAACCGGTTGGCATGGCCAAAAGGTAGTGTTTCAACAACGTTGGAAGCGTTCGAGCGGAGGATTGATTGTGCAATGTATCATATTGAAACTCAGCTTATTGATGAGGAAACACGTGAAGGTGTTGGTGCCATTAATTGGGCCAACGCTTATCCAGTTGGCAGCTGTTGCTGGGCTACTGTTGGTCATTTGTTTCCACGTAGCAAGAGTAGTGTGCGTGTGAGATTTAGAATTTCACCAGGAGTTGGCACAAAGAACGTCGTCGTTATGATGAATTCAGCATCTTTGTTTTTCCATCCAACCAAAGATTTGGTTGTCATGTATGTGCCCCAAATGGGGGACAACATCAATCTTGCAAAGTATATGCCAGGACCAGATTTTGAGTTGGATGTGGGATCACCACTCTTTGTGTACCACAATCATAAGTCACAGGCATTGCATGCCGAGGATTGGATAGAACCATCTCGGTACAAGGCAACAACCAAAGTTGATAAAATTGGAATGGTTGCCATCAATGGTGGTGGTGACCAACATTTGCTGTCATACACAGCAGACAATCATGATGGCATGTGCGGATCATTGGTCGTGTTAGCTTCACGTAATCCAACAATAGTTGGAATGCATGTCGCTGGAAAAAATGACACGAAAAGGTGTGCCGCCGTTTTGCTCGATGCTGACTTCTTTGATATTGCCAAAAAACATTTTGGTGGAGTGCTTGTGAAAGAGTCTTCTGCCTTACCGGCCCAGGTTATGGGGCGTGAAATATCCTTCAGCAATGAGGTTCATCCTAAGAGTGCTGTGCATTACATTGAAAGTGAAAAGACTAGTGTTCAAGTATTTGGTCAACATGACCAACCATTGAGCAAATTCAAAAGTGATGTTGTGGTGTCTCCTATGGCCCACCTTGTCGAGAGGGAATTTGGAGTTGAAAGACTGCATTTTGCACCACAGCGTGAGGCCGCCAGGCCTTCTTTTCATAAGTTTCTAACGCGTGGCTCGGTTAGTGAAGATCACAAGATTGTTAACCCAAAGTATGTTGCTCTTGCTCGTGACGACCTCATGACTAAAATCACACCATACATTCCGAAAATTCGGGAATATGTGCACACAATTACATTTTATGATGCACTTAATGGTGTGCCAAGTGAGAAAGGATTTGAGCCTGTGAACCCAACAAGCTCAGTTGGCTGGCCTTTGAATTGTCCCAAGTGGAAATTGTTGGCACATTGTGAATTGGCTGAAGAACTTGGCCTTGACACAGTTCGTTTCGTTAGAAAAGTTGAAGTTGATGGACAAGTTCAGTATGTCTATGAGTTGAACTTTGACAAAGAAATGTATGATGTGGAGCGACACGTTGATGAAATGCTCCAGTCGTGGGCTGATGGTTTCAGACACAATATCATCTTCCGGTGCAACTTGAAAGACGAACCAGTGACAAAGAAGAAAATTGATGCGAAGAAGATTCGTGTTTTTACGGGTGCTCCATTGCACTATGTGATCGCAACACGTATGATTTTGCTCGCTAAGTTTAATGTCATGAAGTGTTTTCCAACAGTTTTTGAATGTGCTGTTGGTGTGAATGCTACTGGTAGAGACTGGGCCTTCATGGTTGAGTATTTGACCAAGTTTGGAGACTCTCATTGCGGCGACGGTGATTATGCAGCATTTGACCAAACTATAGACCCATCTTTTGGGAAAGCCACAGCTGATGTTTGGAGGTGGATCTTAGAAGAATGTGGTTTTGACGAAGAGATTTTGTCGTTGTTTGACGGAGTGGCAACTGAGTTCCTTTATCCCATCTTTGAAATGGATGGTCTTGTGTTCTCAGGTTTATCACAGAGTCCTTCTGGTGTTTCCGGCACTGTTGAATGGAACTCTGGGAAGAATGCTTTGTTAACACGATATTGTTACTATGCCGCAAACAGAGATGTCGCGCGTATTCCATTGTATCATGAAGTAGTGTCCAACTTAACGTATGGAGACGACTTAGTGATGAATTTCAACATTCCAGCAATGGAAGCCAATGGCATTGAATTTGGCATGGCAACACTGAGCCAAGAACTCAGGAGAATTGGCATAGAATTCACAAATGCGTCGAAGGAAGTGCATACCGTCCAGTATAAACCACTGAGTGAATGCACATTTCTTAAACGCACTTTTGGAAGGCATCCACAGTTGGGTGAATATGTTGGCGCCCTTGAAGAGGCGTCGATTTTCAAATCCTTGACTATGTCAAAGAAGCCGAAGCGTGGTCAGAAAGAGAGTCTAGCCGAAATTTGTGCGGGAAACTTGAACAATGCCTTGAGAGAATTCTATTGGCATGGTGAAGACAAGTATGATGAAGCATTGCCTAAAATTCTGGCAATTGCTGCAGAGGCGGTCGATTTTGAAGGACATAAAGTAAAGGACTATTTTGTCCCTGTGACCAAAGATGAGATCAAGGCTAGTTTTTTGAGCACTTGGTGCTCGTATGACGCAGCAATGGCTGTGTTGACAGAGGAGCCTCTCGACAGGCAGTCTGGCAGTGCTGTTCCAATTTTGCCCGACATACTACAGAATGATAAATTGCAGTACATAACAGTGCCGAGTCAATATGTCGAGTTCCCTGGGCAGAGTTTCAAAGCTGTTATGCGAACCTTGCAAGTTAATCTTGATGCTGTGGTTCCAGTTGTCAATAATCCTGCTCAATTCAATGTGCCACAGGAACGACTTGCGGATATGCAAAATGTTGTGCAAGTGTTGTCTGGTGTCATGGAGGAATTCAAAGTAGCTGAGGAGGAACGTCTGAAGCATGAATTGGTCGTTAGATCGACAGCCCGGGCTTGTGCCAAGATGGTGCATACCAGTGGCATACATGTTGACGACTATGGAGGGATGTTTGATCAAGATCACATTCATTTTGGAGATTATGTTGTTATGATTGATATCTCCATGACGAATTGTATCTTGCCACGGATGTACTCCTTTATTGAGGAGTACATAAAATGGTGCTCTGAGGACCAGTATGCGGAATTAGAAACTCCACGACACATGACTCTCATAGTGCCATTGTTGTATGCGTACAACAATGCAATGGATTGCAAGTACTACGGGCCTCGAGCTCCAATACGTGCTTTCCATTTGCTCAGTGCATTGGCTGATGTACTGAGCAATCCAGAAGAACCAATTTGGTTTGGAGACACTTTTGTTTTTGGCCCATTACCACACTGTACAGCTCAACAAATCCTCACGCGAATGGGTGATTTGTACGATTATATAGAAGCGGATTGGTGGCAAACAAGAGTGTTACGGGGGGGCGATGTTGAAGTGGTGCGGCGTTCCGTTAACGGAACTACTTGCAGAGCAAACGTGTCGCTTTCAACCGTCATTTTACGTGAGCTAGATGAACTTGAGTTTGAACTTGGGCATCAATGTGTTTTTCCACGCTTGATGAACTTGTACAAAGAGGTGTTAGTTCTTGAAGCCACGTGTGTTATGGACAATCTCCCTAGTTCTGTCATTTTGCCTGCATCGCAGGCATAGAAGGACAAAGAGGTTGATTAGTGTGTCACAGTTTTCCTTGTGACACATTTCTTATGATTGAAAGGAACCTGTACTATAGCCTAAGAAGCTTTGTATTTGTATATACTCTTAACAATGTAAATATTCAGAGTTCAAGTCTGGACTCGCAGTCAAAACCAGACCCTTGTACAGTAGCACCCTGTTTGGTGCTAGGGGTGGATGCCCCGCTATATAACCAAAGTGGTGATGTCGTTGAGACTCCCACAACAACATTTGTTGACGCAGCCACTGCTGTTGAAGGTTCGCCATCAATACACACTGTGTCACAGGAAGCCATTTACGATGACGAATTGAGCTTGAGACATTTCTTCAGGCGTCCAGTTGAAATTGCAAATGGAACATGGACAGTGAATGGTGAACTCGACTTAGTGTTCAATCCATGGCAATTGTGGTCAACTAATTCTAGGATTTCGAATAGGTTGAACAATTTTCGAACATTCAATGGAGATTTGAAAGTCAAGCTTGTTATAAATGGCAATCCAATGGCATGGGGGTGTGCTCTCATGTCGTATTGTCCTTGTTCGAATCCTTCATTTCCAATGTCTTCTGATGTGAGATATTTTGCGCCATCTGCTTTCTTCCCAGATATTATGCAAGCTTCGCAACGCATGCATGTGTTGATCGACGCTAGTACAAGTACTGGGGGTGAGTTGAGCATACCTATGCATGCTTTGTTTGATGGCCATGATCTTATGTCCACCCGGTTTAATAATTGGGGGGAAGTTTGGTTGAGGTCGTTGAACACTTTGAGGCAACTCTCATCGACTAAGGCATTGTCGTACACAGTGTATGCGTGGTGTGAGAATGTCAAGTTGAGTGGTGCAACACAGACGAACATGCAAGGGCTTGCTGCCCAGTCTGGTGATGAACAACAAGGCTCGTTGAGTCAAAGTCTTGGAATTATTTCTAAGATAGCCGCCTCGGCGAAAATGGTGCCTGTCATCGGAAAGTGGATGACTGCTGCTGAAATGGCAGCCAAGTTGGGTTCCGACATGGCTTTTGCTATGGGATTTTCTAAACCCACAGATGAGGCCCCTTTTGTTAGGAATGTTGATGTGTTGCCACACATGTCTCCACATGACGGTGTTGACACATGCCGTACATTGGGAACGTCTACCAATCAGCAGATGCCTGTTGACCCTTCAATAGTCGGATTCAGTGGAGACATGATGAACTTCTCGGAGATTGCTAAGATCCCAAGTTTAATTGATGTTGTCAATTGGCTTCCGTCAGATGCTAGGAACACTATTTTGTTTTCCATGCCTGTGACTCCTATGCTCAACGAGCCTGGCACAAGACCACTGCTTAATGCTACTGCATTGCAACTTACACCAATGGGATTCGTAGCGTCGAATTTTAGGTATTGGCGTGGTTCGTTAAAGGTGCGGCTACAAATTGTGGCAAATGCTTTTCACCGTGGACGGTTGCTCGTGGTGTGGGATGCCGTTGGCAGTCCTTCTAGTCCACAGGAACAAGTCACAAAGTGCATGATTGTTGATGTCGCCGAGAATCGTGATTTTGAGTTTGATGTCGGTTGGTCTACTTTTGCTCCATTGTGTCGCACTGCTATAACTACTGCAGATATGACACTGAGTCGATGTATTAATGCAGCAGGACAGACAGCAAACACAAATTTTCATAATGGTGTTATAACTGTATATGTGTTGAATGAACTTGTTACAAATGTGACTTCGACCACAGCAGTTGGTGTGAATGTGTGGGTCAGCATGCCAGATTTGGAAGTTGCTGAACCATACTTTGAACACATGAAACAGTTTGCTTTGTATCCAGCAGCACCGACTGTGGCTTTGCTGAAAGAGGAGTTACCTGTGGTTGAAGAGGAGCCCCTTGATTTGCAAGCTGGAGTCACTGATTCAGAAGAGTTTGTAACAAAGAGCTTTCCAGATTTGGTGCCGAAGGTGCCCAACACAACGGTTGGGTACACAACAACTGATGTCACCAGGAGTTTTCGTAAACTACTGAAAAGGATACTTTTGTTCGGTTTGTTAGAAATAACATAGCTTTTGCAGCTGGCGATTATACGTGGTTTAGGGATTACCACGCCACAACACCAGTAGCTTATGGACCCGGATACAACATAAGTGGTTGGGATGGTGCTGGAACTAACAAGCGAAAGCAAATTCCACTTACACCCATTGTTTGGGCCACTCAAGGATACACATTTTGGAAGGGTTCTGTGCGTATGGGCGTGTTGACGCTTAACACCCAGAATTTTACCAATATTAGTGTGTATCGTGGTTATGAGCTCGATACTCCTTTTTCTTCAACAGGAACAACACCAGTGGCTAATGCTGTGGCTACGTTGCGTACAGCCGATAGATCTGCTGATGGTTATGTTCACATTGCTGATTCACGATTGCAGACTGTTGAAGTTCCGTATGCTTCAACACGCCGCTTCCACCCAACAACTTTGACAACGACGACTGATACGATATTTGAGAATTCTGTTATTGTAGTCGAGGCTGATCGTACAAACACTGCAGCTGGAACAGCAGAAGCGTCCTACAAGTTGTATATGGGTGCTGGAGAAGACTTCAATTTGTTTTGGTTCCGCGGCACACCTTGTTTGTACTATTACAGTCCTGTTTAATCCAACAGTTGCAAAATGGATAGTTTCACCTACTTTAGGGTGCTGGTTGTGGACCAGTGTATAGCCACAAGAATTGACGTTGCAGCGCGTCGCGCGGTTTTCCGCGTCCAGCTTTGCTTTGAAACAAAGGTTTCAACCCCAGCAAAGCTGGGGGGAATTTTCCTAGTTGTTTCTTCTAAGCGAAGCAGGTAACCATAAGGTGAATGAAC